TATCTGCTCCGAGATTAGAAACAATTGGCACTTCAATCGCCAGGGTGCGTGCGCCATAGAGAGAGATTGATTCAGCGTTAGAGACGATGACGGTGGTACCTGTGAGCTCTTCGCCGCCAGCAGCGGTGGTCACCTTGCGATCGATCTTGACGATGTTGTAGATCAGAGAGTCGTCATACACGATTGAGGTATCGACGAACTTCTTACCAGCAGCATCGGTAGTGTCATACGTCGACTGCACTGTGATTGAGCGATCGTCGGAGATGATGGCGTCACGATCAGCGAAGATGACAGTGCCATCGTCGTCGATGTAGATGACACCAGAGTCTGCTGCTGCTGCTTCTTGCAGCATGTCCAGCGGCGTCTTTGTGGCGTCCTGCGGTGCCAGGTAGGTGGTGCCTTCATCAATGTTTCGCAGATTGTCTGGCCAGCCAATCGCATTGAGAATGGTTTCGATGCGAAGCCCTGGCAGGTCGGTGCCGCTTCCGATGATCGGCGTGGTTGATACGCCGCCCGAAACGTTGATGTCGCCAGTGCTTCCCGATCCCGTGACGTCAATCGAAGAGACGCCCAAGCCGCCGCCATCTGAGGGTGTTGAGATTGCAATGTCGAAATTGGCAGTGCCGCTTGACGAGATGCTTGCTGATGAGGGCAGACCGCCGATGATGTTAGACAGTGGCTTGAAAGCATCGGAGCAAGAGATCGTGGCGGTGGCATCGCCGATGCCGGCGTCTGAGTAGTTGAACGTCCATGAGTCAATGAAGCCACGAAAGATGGGATAGGTGACATTGTCATAAGTCGCACGGATGACCACAGGGATCGACGGCACGACGCCGGTGACGCCGACGGTGGCGTTGTAATACGGGCTGGCTGTATTCGTTGGATCAAAGGATCGGTCGCGATTGTCCAGCGTGATAGAGGCTGTCCCAGTGCCGAAACGCTCCAACGCTCGACGCCGACCACGGTTGGTGGTGATTGAGCGCACCGATGAGGAAATGTCGTAAAAGAATGCACCGTCTCCGAGGGTGCCAGTGTTGAGACCGGGGTTCGTGACATCGAGAACGAGTCGGGTGCCAGTGTTGCCACCGACCACGGAAGGTGCAAAGAGGACTTCAATGTCTGGGAGAGTGGCGAGGCTCATGGCACAAGTACCGTTGCGCCTCGACGACTAGCGCGCGCGATGGCATCAATGACGACACGCTCAATGGCGTCGGGATCTCCTGCGACGGTGTTGATCGTGACGTTGATTGCAGGACCGCCACTGCCACCCATGCTGCCGCCAGCGTTGGAGAGGAGTGCTTTGTTGGTGGAGAAGGCGTCAATGATTCGGCCGTAGCCGGAGGGGACGAACAGTTCTGGGCCTTTCTCGCCGACAAGGTATGGCATATCGGCGCCGACAGGGCCGCCACCGGCTCGAGGTTCGATGTAATCGCTGGAATATTGGAGGATCTCTGCCAAGCCCGGCGCATTTTCATCGGCGCCGACAATTCTAAGAAACGCTTTGAACTTTCGGATTGCTTCTTCAGTTTCAAGCCGAATTTTAACGACCGGGTCTTTGTTGGCTACGACGTCTAGAGCGGTCGCCAGTCCTTCAAGATGCTTCCGAACTGGACTATCTGGCGCAAGTGTCGCAGCGAGTTCTCGAAGTTTCCCTGCCTGAACAAGTGCAGCTTCACCGCCTGAGTAGGTTTCGCCGTTAGTTATTTTTTGGATTCCAATGTATTCAGCGTAGGTTTCCGCTTGCTTCTCCATGGCTTTCTGTAATTCGAGTTCTTTCAGTCGACGGTCATCCGCTGACAAACCACCTTCTTTAAGACTGTCGTTGTATTCCTTTAAAGCCTTGCGAGTAGAGATTTCTGCTTCCTCGTTACTGACTCTCAAGCCATAAAGTTCTTTTGTGGCGTCGATGAGGTCTTTAATTTTATCTTTTGATTTTTCAACTTCGGCAGCCAAATTCGCTTCAGCTGTGGCCTGTGCCTCAGATTTGCCTTCATTCAAACCTTTTTGAATGTTGAGCTGCCGGATAGTTTCCTGTTGCTGGTTGTAGGCGTCGATACTGTTGTAGAGGGTTTCGATGAGGCCTTTGTCGGCGGCGCCGGTTTCGATGAGGCGGGCGATGAGTTCGTTTTGAGCGCCACCGGCTTCTCGAATTGTTTTGATTCTGTCCTCGGTTGCTCCTGTCACACCTTCCATTTGACCTTGCAAAGTTGCTTCGACGTATCCCTGTTTCACCAAAGAATCTCGGTTGTCGTCAATGACATCGGAGAACTGGGCGACTGTGATGCCGGCTTTGTTCAAATTGTCGATTTGGTTTTTGGATGCCAGGATGGCGCCGACGGTTGTTTGAGAGTTGGCCGTCATGCTGCCGTCTAATTGATTGAAAGTTTTGGTGAGAGCGTCAATGTCTTTTTTCACTGCCGCTTGTTCGTCCGAATAGTTTTTCCAAGCGATTCCACCAACTACAGCGGCGACACCTACAGCCAAAGCGGCAGGGCCGAGAAGAGCCATTCCACCAGCGGCAGCGGCAGCACCTGAGCCGGCAGCGGTAGTGGCGACGTTCATTCCTGCGACGGCGCTTTGAGTTGTGACTGCCTTTGCAGCCGTGTCCAACATCGCTGTTCCTGCTGCTTTTGCAGTTGATACAACAGAACTGAAAGCGTCAACCAGTTTCGGACCTATTAAAACAATTCCAGTCAGACCGATTAGACCGGTTTGAACTGGACCTGGGAGCATGGCAAATGCTTCGGCCACCAAGGTAATTGTTTTTTGGATTTGGGTGTAGATGGGGAGAAGTGATTTGCCGAGTGCCGCCGAGGTGTCTTCCATGGCTGCTGCTGCTCTTTGCTGCTGCCCTTGGGCTGTGTCCGCTTCCTTCCCGAAATTTCCTACGGCAAATGCTGAGCGTTCCGTGATAAGAGCAAGAGTGGCTTGGCCTTTTGCGTATGCACTGACAGAGGTGACAGAGTCCGCCAATCCCATCGAAACGGCTTTTGCATTTACTTCGGAGGCTTTGAGAGCAATACCAAATTGTTCGAGGGGATCGTATTCGCCTCGAAGGGCGCCACCTAAAGCGGAGACGGCGTCGTTGGTGTTGCCGCCAAGAGTGGACGCCAAATCGGCGCCAGTTTTCGTCAAGAAGATGGATTGTTTTGCTGCCTCTTCCGCTGAAAGGCCGGCACCCTTCAAAGAAGCGCCGAGACGTGACGTAAGCGAACGAGCAGCGTTCTCGGAAAGGCCAACTACGTCGGCGGCGCTTTTTGCGAATTTGTCAACATTGCCGGCAGCAGTTCCAAAGACAGCAGCTGTTCCGCCGATGGACTGTTCCAGGTCGCCGGCGGCTTTGACAAGCTTTTGGGCGCCGATGAGGACAGCGCCTCCGAAGAGGGCGGTTCGGAGAATGTCGCCAGACTTTTTGGCGTTGTCTCCGAAGCCGCTGAGTTTGCCTTCTGCTTTTTGAAGTTCTCGTTGGAGTTGTGCGGCGTCACCTACAACGGCGACCCTTACTTCACGTTTGTCACCGGCCATCGGTTGCCTCACTCATCCCAACGCTTAGCGTCCGAACCGTATTCGGCGGATTCTCTGCGTCTTGTTTGAACTTCGAACATTGCGTCGAGGTAGTGGTCGGGTTCCTCTAAAAGTACGGACATTGGGATACCCGAGTCAATCGCCAGCGCTGCTACAGCGAGGGTGAAGAACTCGGGTCCGTAGGGGTTTCTTCTTCTTCTTCTTTTTCTTCGGAAAGAATGTCAACCCCATCAACGGTTTCCATCCATTCGTCGAAGTCGGGAAGGTCGCTGTTGATTCGTTTTTCTGCACACCATCCGAAGAACCACAAATGTTCGGTGTAGATGCCGCCTTCTGAGAACAGGTTGGAGACTGGCATTTTGAATTGACGTTCGAACTTGACGGCGTCGACCTTGCGGCCTGGTGCTTCGACGAGGGTTCCGTCTTGGTGTGTGATTTGGTATTTTGCGAACATGGCGGGCTGTTCCTTTATCGGAGGGCGGATTGGACTGCTTTGTCGACTGCTTTGCCGGCGGCTTCGACGAGACGGTTTTGTGTCTCGAGGATGCCTGGGTAGACGTAGCGGCCTTTTTTAATGATAGGCCGGACGATGGTTTGGTTTCGTCCTGGTCCACGGTTTCTCAGAGATCCACCGAAGTCCAGCCATCCGAAGTATGGGGCTACGGATGATTTCCCACCGGCTAGAACGTAGAGGGTGTTTCCTCCTGCTCTGGCTTTCAAAGTGAACTGGGCGTAGCCGGATCGTTTCGGGACTCTCCGCATAATGGCGGGGAGGGTGTTGAGGATGATGGCGGATTTGAGGTCTTCGCGTAGGACCGGGACGAGGTCCGGATGTATCTTTCGAAGATACTTCCGAACCTCGGCCAGGTTGCTGACGTAGACCCCAGCCCCTACAGCCACTAGCCGTTCTTGGCGATAGTGCTAGCTGCGCGCCAGCTGCCCGAAACGGTGATTGGGCCGTCGACCGGTGAATCGACTGAGAAGTCGAAGAAGCCGGTTCCGTACCAGTAGACGTTCGGGGCGTTCGTGATGTCTGGGTACAGATAGAACTTGCGGGCGTCACCATCGACAGCGGCGGTGTAGGACTGTGCGGTCGCATCGTCGAAGTATCCGGAGAAGCTGCCCTGAGCGTCAGGAAGGCCCGAAACATAGACCTTGTTGGTGTCGCCGAATGAGGTGACTTCAGCGGTGTCGACAGCGAACTCCGCTGACCACTGCTTAAGGAATGCGACGGATGAAGGAGCCGCTGCTGATGTAGCGATTCCGAGGTAGAGGCGACCGTTACGGCCGTGGCGACGTGCCATTAGTTTCTCCTTGGGGAGTTGGTGGGGTCTGGGGTTCTCCGGTCACGTCGGGATGCTCGGGAGAGCTGCTACACATTCCAGCAGGTGCCGGACATTATTGTCGAAAGTTCGGGTGGCTACTGCGTTTCGTGCCTCAAGTGCGACTGTTTGCCGTTCTGCCGGATGGTTCAGCCACCATCGTAGTTTCTCTCCGAACTCTTCGGGTGTTTCGAAGGTGGGCAACATGGAAAGAATCTGGTCG